ATATTTACAAGCATGTATTGATTATAAAAGAGTTTGGTTTGCTAGTAGAACTGCTTCAGATGAAAATTCATTTAATGAAACAATAGGTTTAAATATACCTTTAGAACTAATGAAAACAGAAGATAAGAAAGATTGGACGATATTAGATTTTATTGAAAATCAAGATGATTTCATATATCAAACTAAAAAACAATGCGTATTAATAGAGCATTCCGCTACAAGTCGAGGCACTCAAAGCTTTGATTTACCCCAACATCTTAAAAGAAGTGCATCGGCCAATAAAGCAAGAAAAGACAATTATTCTGCACTTATGTTAGCAAATTGGGCTGTTAAATGTTATAATGATATGATGAGTACTCAAGCTATTGAAGAAGCCCCTACTTTTTCACCAATAATGATCAGATAATGTGTAATAATTTAAAGCAAAATGGCTAAAAAAAATCAAAAACAAGCAAAAAAAACCAAAATTCAAGAAGTTCAACCTTTAATGGTCTCTGAAGCTTCATATGAGACTAGAGCCGCTACATCAAGCGATTCAAATAATACTGGCGTTAGGAGAAATGCCGCTTCAAGTATCACAAGATCTGATAGATATAAAAATATTGAAGATGGTCTAATACCATTTAGATATACTAGCGGAATGAAGAATAACTCTAATATGAGTATTAGAGATGCAGTAATTCTATGTCAAAAAGCTTATTATAATTTTGCAATATTTAGAAATACTATTGATTTAATGACAGAATTTTCTTGTAGTAATATTTACTTTAAAGATGGAAGTCAAAAAAGTAGAGATTTCTTTAATGCATTATTTAAAAAAATAAATATATTTGATTTGCAAGATCAATTTTTTCGTGAATATTATAGAAGTGGAAATGTTTTTATTTACAGATTTGATACAAAAGTTAAAAATGAAGACATTAATAAAATAACTCAAACATTTGGTTTAACAGCAAAAGCTTCAAATGTAAAATTACCAGCTAGATATATAATAGTAAATCCAGCAGATGTACAAATTGGTGGAAGTATTAATTTTTCTCTTGGTAGATATTATAAAGTATTAAGTGATTACGAATTAGAAAGACTCAAAGCGCCAAAAACTGACGAAGATAAAGAAGTGTTAGAAAGTTTACCACCAGAAACACAAAAGTTAATTAATCAAAAAACAGTTGGCATTTTAACCTTACCTTTAGACAGAGAAAGACTTGCGGCAGTTTTTTATAAAAAACAAGATTACGAACCATTTGCAGTTCCAATGGGATTTCCAGTATTAGACGATATCAATTGGAAAGCTGAAATGAAAAAAATGGATATGTCTGTTACTCGCACAATGCAACAAGCTATACTCTTGGTTACAATGGGCACGGATCCAGACAAAGGTGGAATTAATCAAAAAAATCTTGAAGCGATGCAAAATTTATTTACAAATCAAAGCGTCGGAAGAGTATTAATAGCGGATTATACAACAAAAGCTCAATTTGTTATTCCTGATATTGGCAATCTTATTGGACCACAAAAATATGAAGTAGTTGATAGAGATATCCAAATAGGTTTAAATAATATTTTAATTGGAAGTGAAAAGTTCGCTAATCAAAGTATTAAAGTTCAGGTTTTCATAGAAAGATTAAAACAAGCTAGAGAATCTTTTATTAATAATTTTCTTGTCCCAGAGATTCGCAGAATAAGCAAAGAGCTTGGTTTTAAAAATTATCCAGTACCACGCTTTGAAGATATTGACTTAAAAGATGATATTCAATACTCTAGAGTATATACAAGATTAGTAGAACTTGGCATTTTGACACCAGAAGAAGGACTTTCCGCTATCGAAACAGGAAGGCTTCCTTCAAAAGAAGATTCTTTATTGTCTCAAGAAAAATTTAGAGAGTTGAAAGATAGTGGGCTTTATCAACCATTAATTGGGGCGCCAAAAGCTGACTCAGGAAGACCAGCTGGTTCGACTGGCATACCTCAATCAACAAAAAATGTAAAACCAATAGGCGAAGGCAAACAGTCAAAAGCCACATTATTTGATATAGAAAAAGTTAAGAATAATTTTATTCTTGCTTCGAAACTTAATGAAAAAATAGAATCATCATTAAGAGAAAAACATAGCTTAAGAAAACTTTCAAAACAACAAAAAGAAATTGCATTTGAAATATCTAAAATTATTATTTCAAACGAAGAACCAAGCTCTTGGGAAAACTTAATACAAGAATATTTACAGAATCCAAAAGATAAAAATTTAGATAAAGTCTCCGAAATACAAACTATCGCGATGGAGCACGAATTAGATTCATATGTTGCAAGCATTTTATTTCATAGTAAAAGGTGAAATTAAAGGTGAAAGTTTATGCCAAATTACATTAGAGTAAAACAGTTAGACCAAACAGAATTATCTGGATTTCTTGATAATTTAGTAAACCAAAAATCATTTACGACAGATGGATTAGTATCACTAACCGGTAGTCAAAATATAAGTGGGAATAAAACTTTTAATGATAATGTTTCAATTTTCGGAGATTTAACTGTATCTGGAAATATTAGATATAATCAAATTTTAGATACAACAATTACAGGTTTTTTGAGCGGATACACTGGGTATTTTACAAATGTTTACGCAGACAATTTAGTATATAATACTGGCGATCAAAATATAGGTGGAACTAAAACATTCACATCTCGTCCAACAGTCAATGGTACCAATATTTTATTAACTGGAGATACTACCGAATATACTTTTCTCAATGACTTGTCCGTGTCTTTAACAAATAATAAAACATTTGGTAGGTACACAAATGGTCAAATAATACCAGCCAGCGGAAAAACCACCTATCAAGTTCTTGAATTAGCATTAATAGAACCGATTCCGCCAACTGTTTCTTTAACTTCAGCAACAGCCATAGTTTTTAATCAAACTGCAATCAGTAATATCTTAAGTGCAAGTCATACAATAAATAGTTTGAATGCTTCTGTATATACAGGATACCTAGAATGGAGAAGGGGCGGAGTCGGATCATATTCGCAACTCACAGGCACATCGTCTTCTTCATTTTCATTTACTCATTCCTTAACTGACGCGAATTTTAATCCTAGCGGATTTAATTATAGATATATTGTTCAAGATTCTATTGGCGGACAAAATACAGGAACATTAACAATTACTCCAACTAGTTATGTAGCGCCAAGTTTATCTTCTATATCAATTGGCTCATCTACCGCAGATTTAGGTAATATTTCTACAACACTTGCAGCAACAATAAATAGAAATTCTACTAATGTTAGTTTAACTGGTTATCAATTACAATTTCATAGTGGAGATACTAATTGGACAAATATTGGCTCTCCAGTTTCAATTTCTGGTCCATCTCATTCATTTAGTACTGGCCACAATGATGGTGCTCTAATAAATGCAACAAGTATTGCTTATAGAGCTCAAGTTGGAGACGCATATCAAACAACGCTACTCACATTGGGGACAAGATCATTTTTATATAGAAATTATTTAGGCTATAGTTCCAATACAAGTTTAACTTTAGGACAAATTGAAGCTTTAGCAAGTTCTGTATTATCTAATTCAAAAGCAAGAACGGTAAGTTCTGTTAATCCTGGCGCTGGTAATTATACATATTATTGTTATAGAGCTAGTGAAGGAGATTTGACCAGTATTACCGATGGTCTTGAACAATTCATAGGATCATTTGAAAAATTATCAGACGTTCAAGGGACAAATAGTAATGGAGCAAGTGTAACCTATAGAGTATATAAGTCTAATGCAACAAATGCATTTTCAAATACTACTCTAATATTTAGTTAATTATATGCCACTTAATAAACCAGATATTTTACAACATAATAATCCACTAAACGCGATTGTGGATTCTAATTTTACTAGAGGCGGAATAAGATCTGCAGTTAATACATTAACAGAACTATATCAAATTGGTAGTGGCGCAAATGATAAAATAGATCAGTTAAAGCAACATTCCACAAGAGTATATGTTAGTGGAGAAGGTAATTTTTATTTATTAAAAGATATTTCTAATAGAACAAATTTTAGTGGTTGGATTGCAGAAAATTATCTTTATTCTAGTGGAGACCAAACAATATTTGGAATTAAAACTTTTGCTAGTGATATTCAAGTTTCTGGTACTGGTATTTTTAACGGCCTTAATTTAAATAATATTAGTGGATTGAGTTTATCTGGGGTATATATAACTATCACAAGTGGAAATGTAGTTTTAACAAATCCAGTTAGTGCTCCTAATCTTGTATATAATACTGGAGATCAAACTATTTCTGGAGGTAAAACTTTCGATACAGGAATAACTGCCCCAAATCTCGTTTACAATACTGGAGATCAAACTATCTCTGGAACTAAAACTTTTTTTGAAGGAGGTGACTACGAAACAAGAATTGCTGGAGGTAATATAAGTTTTCATGTAAACGATAACGGAGATGCTGGAGTAAGTATTGGTTATGGCGGAATAGATTCAAATGAAGCTTTAGGTTTAGTTGCAGATAATGATATAACATTAAAAAGTAGAACTGAATATCCTATAAATTTTGGTACAAATGATATTCAAAGAGCAACAATTACTAGCGATGGTAATTTTGGAATAGGCACAGATACTCCATCTGAACTATTGGAAGTAGTTGGAAATATAAAAGCAGCAAGTGGAGTTTATGCTTCTAATTTAGTTTACAATACTGGCGACCAAACAATATCTGGTGTTAAAACTTTCACACAAACAGCTTCTTTTGGTACTCTCCAAATAAACAATAAAAAACTATCTTCTTATTCTCTTAATTCAAATAATTTTATCTTTGATAACAATTATTTAAATTTTGCTAATAGTTCAAGTAATATAACAGGAGCTTTACCTAACAATATAATTTCTGGGACCAATTATTATGCTAAAAATCTTAATAATGGAATATTATTAATAACAGGGTCTGGTGGAAGAACCATAGATGGATTTACTACTTTGAATCTTTATAAAAATGAGAGTGTTCAACTTGTAGGTGTAAATAGTGCTGGTTACATTGGTTGGGTAACAATTAGTGCTGACGGAGGAATAAGTTAATATGGCTGATATATTAAATAAGTTAAATAGTGCGAATTTTGTTACTGTTAAAGTAACAGATAATGCTATATTTAATGGTAATAATCTTTTAGCGGCTTACTCTCTTGCAAAAACTATAAATCCAAATGGAATAGCGAAAAGCGCAACTAACAGACTTGCTGTTGTTTTACCAGCTGCTATATATGATTTGGGAACCCAAAGTTTAGTTCTTGATACTGAGTTTATTGATATAATTGGTTCAACAAGCGACAGAGATAAACATTATATTAAAAGTAATGTTGGAGTAGCTAATAAAGGTGTGGTTGAACAAACAGCTAATAATATTAAATTATATAATCTAACAATACATAATATTAATACTACTTTTTCTGATGATTCTTATGATGAAAATCCTGCTCGTGCAACTGCTTACCACCCAGCCTCTGATTTACCTCTTACATATTTAGAGAATATAAAATTTTTAGGTAATGATTTTAATATTTTTTCAATGAGAATGTCAATAACTTATAGTGGAACTTATGTAAATTGCACTGGTGGAAATTTTTCATTTGGTGGCGCTGGTGGTGGTGGCGGTGGTAATTCTGGTGGAAATTTAAGTGGAACTTTTAAGGATTGTACTGGCGGACATTATTCATTTGGTGGCGGTGATGAAGATGGTGGAGGTTTAAGTGGAACTTTTATAAATTGCACTGGCGGAAATTATTCATTTGGTGGAGGTGGCGGTAGTGAATTGGGAGTTTTTGATGCTAATTCTGGTGGAACATTAAGTGGAACTTTTAAGGATTGCACTGGCGGACATTATTCATTTGGTGGCGGTGAGCAAAGAGGTGGAACTCTAAGTGGAACTTTTATAAATTGCACTGGCGGAAATTATTCATTTGGTGGCTGTGCTAATCTTGATGATTATGATTTTAATTCTGGAACTTTAACCTTAGCATCAAAGTTCACAAATTGCACTGGTGGAGATTATTCATTTGGTGGTGGCCCATTTGTTGGAACTGTGCTTGGAATTTTTAAGGATTGTAAAGGTGGAATTGGCTCTTTCGCTAATTTATAAGGAAAAATATGGCAAATCAAATCTTTCATTTTTCAAATTCAGGAATATCAAGTGGTCAAAGATTTTATCTTAAAGATGATGTTAGTGGAATATTTTTAAGTAAATTAAATGTAACATCTGATAGCAGAATAGAAGCTGGAACTGGAATTTTTAACTCTCTTGATTTAAATAACATTGATAATCTAAGTCTTTCTGGAGTAGATGTAACCATAACAAGTGGAAATGTAGTTTCAACAAATTCAGTAAGTGCCCCTAATTTAGCTTACAATACTGGAAACCAAACTATTTCTGGAGTTAAAACTTTTGCAACTGGAGTAAATATTAGTGGTCATGTGGGTATTGGTATTAATAATAATGATAAATTCGGATTGTAT